TGCTATGGTTATTCCAGGTCAAGTTTCTATTGACACAAGCATCGGTTATGTAAAATTAGAATCTTCTTACTCTTCTGTTTTAACTGATACTATTATTGAAGACCTTGTTGGGTTGACTATTGAAAATGCTACAGGTCTTAGAGCAGAAGTTATTCATTACGCTTTATCAGAAGGTGCGGATCAAGCCACCTTGTATGTTCGTTATACAAATTCAGGAACAAGTGGTACAGAAAAGGTATTTTCTGCAGGAGATATTTTAACAGATTTAAATGGTGCTTATAGTGTTCAAGTTTTTGCAACAACTCCAGTAGGAACTGGATCTATTGCTACTATTGAACAGGGTGTATATTACATTAAAGGGCACTTTGTTTTAGTAGAACCACAAACTATTATTCTTGACAAATACACCAACACACCTTCATATCGTATTGGTTTATTATCTGAAGAATCTATTATCACAGCAGAAGAAGATGAAACATTATTTGATAATGCACAAAATTCATTTAACTATGCTGCTCCAGGTGCTCATCGTTATGTTATTACAGCAACTTTAGTTAAATTAACTGAAGTCAGCACTAGTGATACTGATTTTATTGAACTAGTTCGTACTGGCAATGGACAAGTTAAACGAGAAGTTCGTAGAACAGAATACTCTGTATTAGAAGAAACATTTGCTCGTCGCACATATGACGAGTCTGGTAATTATACAGTTAAAAACTTTGAGATTGATGTAAGAGAATATCGCAATAATAATCGTGGTGCTTGGACTGCTGGTCGTGTTTATTTAACTAATGATGTTGTAACAAATGCAAGCAAAACATATGTTGCACGAAATAGTGCAACAGCATCTTCAACTACACCTCCAACTCATACTGCTGGTGCAGTTTATGATGGTCCAGGTAATACTGGTGTGCAGTGGGAGTATACAACATCCCCAGTTTACAATCGTGGAATCTATTCTCCAGGAAATTCTGACAATCTTGCTACCAATCAAGCAAATGAGGCAAAACTTGCTGTTGGTTTAGAACCAGGAAAAGCATATGTTCAAGGATATGAAATTGAAAAAATTTCTACTGAATATGTTCCTGTTGAGAAATCTCGTGAATTCGTTCAAGTCGAAAATGCATACATTCCTGCAACAGTAGGAAACTATGTTTTAATTACAAATGTAAACAGTTTACCACCAGTTGACACTTTTGGTGAAGTTACGCTTTATGACAGAATCACAGCATCAGTTGGCACTGCTCCATCTGGTGCTACTGCAGTTGGAACTGCTCGTGTTCGTTTAATGGAATGGCATAATGGTACTATTGGTACTCAAACCGCAGTATACAAACTAGGTTTATTTGATATTAAAATGAATGGAACTTTTGACTTTAATCGTAAAGTCAAATCAGTTTTCTTTGATGTGTCAAGTGATGCAAATTTATCGTTTTCTGCAGATATTCAACCAGTATTAACTAGACTAAGAGGATCAGCTACTGCATCAGGCACAACTGTTACAGGTACTGGTACATCTTTTCAGACTGATTTTATAGTTGGTGATGTAGCATCATTTAATGGATCTCTTCGTCGTATTACAGCAATTGCATCACAATTCTCTATGACAGTTGATAGTTCTATTACTATCACTGGTTCAACTATTGATAGAGTTACAACTACTGTCTATGAACCTGAAAATACATCTTTAATATTTTCTTTACCATATTATGCAATTAAAGATGTTCGTTCAGCATTATTAGCAAATGATACAATCTATACTGTTTATGAAAAATTTTCTGGTACTGCTACTGTATCTGGCTCGCCAACATTAACAATATCAACTGCATCAGGATCTTTTGCATCAGCTGCTGATGCAGATAACTACATTGTAGTTGATAATGATGCTACCGCTGGTGGTGCTATTGTAGCACCTAGTGGTATAACACCATCAGGTTCTAGTGCAACTATTTCTCTAGGTTCTACATACTCTGGTAGAAATATGATGGTTATTGCAGCTGTGAATAAGAGTGGTTCAGTACTAACAGAAAAAACTAAAACATTAGTTTCTTCTGCGACAGCCACATTTACTACACAAGCTACTGCACAAAATTCTACTTTGTTATTAGGATACGCTGATGGTTATCGCTTGATTTCTGTCAAAATGAAATCAGGAACATTTGCATCTCCAGGTGCAACATATTCTATTGATGTAACAGATCGTTACGATTTTGATAGTGGACAAAGATCTACTCATTATGATCAAGCAAGATTAATTCTTAAGAGTTCCTATGCTCCACCTGAAGCACCAATTGAAGTAACATTTGATTACTTCACACATTCTACTGGTGATTACTTTACTGTAAACTCTTATCCAGCTAATGTGGATTATAAAGCACTTCCAACTTTTCAAGGAATTGCATTAAGAGATTGTATCGATTTCCGTCCAAGAGTTAGTGATGCTGGTACTAGTTTCTCTGGAACTGGATCTTCTGTATCATTAATACCTAAGCGTGGTAATGATATTGTAACTGATTTTACATATTATCTTGCTCGTAAATCTAAAATTGCTGTAGACTTTGCTGGTAATTTCTTCGCTATTAATGGAGTTTCTTCATTAAATCCTGGTGAGCCATTAGATCCAGCACTTGGTTTGGTATTGTATAATTTAACTCTTGAGCCATATACTTTTGGTACAAATTTTTATAATGTTGAGATTGCTCGTTTAGATAACAAGCGTTACACAATGCGTGACATTGGTAAATTAGAAAAACGCATTGATAATTTAGAATATTATACTTCTCTATCTTTATTAGAGCAACAGACAGAATCTTTAGATATTATTGACTCTGTTGGTGATACTAGATTTAAAAATGGATTTATTGTAGATGCATTTACTGGACATAATACTGGCGACGCTTTCTCTCCAGATTATGTATGTTCAATTGATATGGAAAATGCAGAACTTCGTCCATTCTATTCTATGCAAAATATTAATTTGTTAGAGAAGAATTCTACAGATGGTAATCGTGCTTCAAGTAATTACAAATTATATGGTGATGTTATCACATTACCAGTTTTAGAGCATTTACCTATTATTTCTCAACCATATGGATCTCGTTTAGAAAACATTAATCCATTTGCAGTGTTTACTTTCTTAGGTGATGTTAAAATTAACCCATCATCTGATGACTGGTTTGAGGTAGATCGTCGTCCAGACATAGTAGTTGACATTGAAGGAAACTTCACAACTGTCAGTGCACTCGCTGAAAAAGCAGGTGTTCTTGGAACTGTTTGGAATGCATGGCAAACTCAATGGACAGGTGCAACAACAACTACAGCTAGAAATTTTGAAACAGGTGGTAGAAACTGGGTAACATGGGGTACTGTATTTACTGATGCTACTCCAATCGGACAATCTAGAACTGGTGTAAAAACTAGCCTTGTAACTAAAATTGATAGACAAGTTGTAGCAGATCGTGTTCTTTCAACTGCTGCAATACCTTATATCAGATCTAGAAATCTTTTAGTTCAAATTAAAAAACTAAAACCAAATACTCGTTTCTATCCATTTTTTGATGATATTAATATTGCTGCTTATTGCACACCAGCATCTAAAATTACATACACTCCAGGATCTGGAACATTTAATACAGAAACCAATGTTGGTGGTGTAGCTGCAGCTACTGCTCGTCGTATTAATGGTGATTCACAAGTTTGTTTAAATCGTGGTGATGTTATTACTGGCGGAACATCTGGTGCTACTGCAGTTGTAGTTGGCACAGAGTTTAATCCAGATACTAGCACATATGCATTATATGTTGTTAATATTATTGGAACATTTAGTTCTACAGAAACAATTACTGGTTCTGTATCAACAGCAACTGGAACTGTAGGTACTGTAACTCTTGCTTCGCTTGGTGGCAATTTAGTTAGTAACTTTAATGGTGATATACAATTATTGTTTAATATCCCAAATACTGATGCATTAAGATTCCGTTGTGGTACTCGTGAATTTAAGTTAGTTGATGTTTCTACAGCAAATGGTGATTTTACATCTCGTGCTCGTGCAAACTATCGTGCTGAAGGTGTTTTAGAAACTCGTCAACAAACTGTCAACGCTGTTCGTAATGCTGAACTTGTAGAAGAACAATTAGCAGATAATAGAGTTATCGTTCAAACTGCAGAAAGAGTTGTTTCTCAAACAGCTTGGTGGGATCCGCTCGCACAAACTTTCTTAATTGAGCAAAAAGGTGGATGCTTTTTAAGTAAAGTTGATATTTTCTTTGCAACTAAAGATAGTAAAATTCCTGTGACATTAGAAATTCGTGAAGTTGTTAATGGGTATCCAGGAAAGCGTGTTCTACCATTTTCTCGTGTAACTATTAAACCTGAACAAGTTAATATTTCTGCGAATACTGTTAATTTAGATGGTGTTGCTGTTAATAAGTATGACACTGCTACAACATTTACTTTCCCATCTCCTGTATATGTTCAAGAGGGAACTGAGTATGCTATCGTTTTAGCATCTGACTCAAATAATTATAAAGTTTGGATATCTCAAGTTGGTGATCAAATGCCTGGAACTGCTCGTACAATTTCTGAGCAACCATATCTTGGTTCATTATTCAAATCACAAAATGCTTCTACTTGGACTGCAGATCAAACACAAGATTTAAAATTTGTTTTATATCGTGCTAAGTTTGATACAAGCGTTATAGCTAATGTTGAATATGTAAATGATGTGATTCCATTACAAACTTTAGATATCGATCCATTTGAAACTCGTAACGGACAGACTAAAGTTCGTGTTTGGCATAAAGATCATGGCATGCCATCTGGATCTCGTGTGATTATTAGTGGTGTGGCTGCTGCAGTAAATAATGTGCCAGCTGCACAATTAAACACCACTCATATTATTAGTGATGTAGATGTAGATTCATATGTGGTTACTGTAGCTACTGCAGCAAATGCTTCTGGTTACGGTGGCGGATCTGCTGTCCGTGCTACAAGAAATCTTCAATACGACGCTGTTCAACCAGCAGTTCAGATTCAAAGATTCTCTGAAACACCAATTGAATTTGGAATTAAAACTACAACAGGTAAATCTGTAGATTCTACTACACAAACTGCTTATGTTCAAGATTCTTCATTCACTGGTGTACTTGCAAATGAGAATAACTATTTTGAATCTCCAAGGATGATTGCTTCTGAAATTAATGAAACATTATCTCTTGGTGCTAATAAATCAGTTACACTAAATGTCGAGTTTAGTTCTAGCAATGATTCATTATCTCCAGTGCTTGATACTCATCGAACAAGTATGATTGTTATTAATAATAAAGTTAATAATCCTACAGAAACTAACATAAATGTATCAGGATTAGATGATAATATTCTTTTATCTGCTGCATCTGGAGTTACAATTTCTGGTAATCAAATAACAACATCAACACAAAACGCTGCATTTAAAACTGCTTCTGTTGGTAAATATTTGACTATCGCTGGTGCTTCTTCTGGATCGAGCACTCGTTTAATTACTGCGGTTGCATCGGATGGTAGTTCTATTACATTCTCTTCTGCTCCATCAGCAATTACAGGTAATGCTACTTTAACTCAGCGTGAAAGATTTGTTGATGAAATCGCTCCAACTGAATCTTCTACATACAGTAAATATGTAACTAAGAAAGTTAATTTTGCTAATCCTTCTAATTTGTTAAAAGTTAGATTTGCTGTTAATCTACCAGCTGAAGCTACTGTTGGAGTCTATTATAAATCTGCAGTGGTTGGATCAACTGCTTCTTATGATGATGTGCCATATACAGAAATGGTTGCTGATAGTTTAACTCCTCGATTCTCAAATGGTACAAATAGATTCGTTGATGCAGTTTATACTGCTTCTGATTTACAATCATTTGATGCAGTGACAATTAAAATTGTTATGAAATCTACAAACAGTTCTGAAATTCCAAGAATTAAAGATCTTCGTGTAATTGCGTGCGCATAATGAAATTAGTAAGAATTGAAAATAGTGTAAACTTAGCTAGAGATATTACTAGCGGTGCAGTGATAAATACTAATACTAATGAGTATGAAAATTACATTACTAGAAAAAAATCTAACAAAGAGTTAAAAGAACAAATTGAACAAAATTCTGATAAGATTCAAAAGATTGAATCAGATCTATCAGATATTAAACAAATGCTTATTACTCTTATTAATAAGGAAAAATAATGGCAGTTATCGTATTAAGATCCGTTAAAGGCAGTCCACTTACGATTGCTGAAGCAGATGCCAACTTTACAAATTTAAATGCTGAAGTTGGTGCTAAATTAGATGCTACAGATTATACTGCAGCAGATGTTTTAACAAAAATTAAAACTGTTGATGGTGTCGGTTCTGGTTTAGACGCTGATTTGCTTGATGGTTTAAATTCAAGCAGTTCTGATACAACTGGAAATACTGTAGTTACTCGTAACAGTGGTAATTTTTCTGCTGGAACAATCACAGCACAATTAGTTGGTAATGTCACAGGCAATGTAACAGGCAATTTAACTGGAACAGTAACAGGTAACGCTACCAATGTTAATGGTATTATAGCAATTGAAAATGGTGGTACTGGTGCTACAACTGTAGGAAATGCTAGAACTGCTCTTGGTCTAGGAACTATTGCAGTTCAAAATACTACTGCTGTTAATATTACTGGTGGAACTATTACAGGTATTACTGATTTGGCTATTGCTGATGGTGGTACTGGTGCATCTACTGCTGCAAATGCTCGAGTTAATCTTGGTTTGAATATTGGTTCTGATGTTCAACCATTCTCAAATCAATTAACTGCTTTAGCTGCTTTAACAACAACTGGTCTTTTTATAAAAACTGGTGCAGGAACTGCAACAACTAGAACTATTGTAGCTGGCACAAATATTACTGTTACAAATGGTGATGGTATTTCTGGCAATCCAACAATTGAAGGATCTACAACCCCTACAGTTTCTTCTATCACTAAAACTGGTACAAATGGTTCGGGTGATATTGGACAAACTGGTAATCGTTTTGGTGTTATTTACGGTACATCAACATCTGCTCGTTACGCTGACTTGGCAGAAAAATATACAACAGATGTAGAATATGAATCAGGAACTGTTTTAGCAGTTGCAATTAGTGGTGAAGCTGAGGCGACTCAAACTTGGCAGACAGGACAAAGAGTTCTTGGTGTAGTTTCTACTGCACCTGCATTTATTATGAATGATGAAGCAGATGGACAAGCTATTGCACTTCGTGGTCGTGTTCCAGTTAAAGTTATTGGACCAATTCGCAAAGGACAACCACTCATCTGCAATCAAGATGGTAAAGGTATTTACGGTGATACCTGCAATTCGTTTGCAATTGCTTTAGAAACTAATGAAGATGTAAATGTTAAACTAGTGGAGTGCGTGATACTGTAAATGCTCACTTATGATGATTTTGAAAAGTTTTCTCTATCTAATTATGCTCTTGAAGAAAAAATAGTAAGTATAATCGACTATCATGGGAGACAGGTTCAGATAGAGTCTGTCTCCCAATTTTTATTGTATGA